CCGGTTTAAATCTACTTTTGCACTATCAGATAATTCACCGGGCGCTTTTATCTGATTGATAGCCGAACTAAAAGTACTGGCATACCCGCCTGTAACTTTCGCTGGTTTCTCTGGTTTAAAACTTCCTCTAGCCATTTCACCCCCTTTATTTATAGTGTTAATAAAAATATCGGTTATCTAAATATTTTCTTTAAAGTTATGATTTCTTTTGCTTTGCAGCATTAGATACCTGTTCCCCATGAGTGTTAGGATTTGTGTTTGAACTCTTCCTTGCTCTTTGATATGGGTCTACTCCAGCAGCAGGTTTTGGTTGCATATCTATCCGTTGTTTCTCCATCTCAAGTTGTTTAGCTTGCTTCTCTTCTTCCTCTTTTGTAATCTCTTCCTGCTTGGCCTCAATGTCTTTAACCCCTAGCCTCTTCATAGCTCCAATCTGGGATTCTACACTTATTGCTATTTCAGCAGTGATATCAGAAATATCTAGTGACCTATCTCTTGGCAGTAATGCTCCATGTTCAATATCAACTTCATATAATTCTACTCCTTTTAAACTGGTGTTGACTTGACTGGTATAGATTCCTATGTCAATAATTAATTCATTAACTTTTCTTATACCCTTATCAAAGTAAAATCTAACATCTTCTGATATCTCAATCAAGGGTTCATATTCAATTGATAAGGCTACTCCAGCAGTATTACTTATCTCTCTTGCGGCTCCGAGCGAATTGATTGGAATATTAGCTAGTTCATGCATCCATTGTTTAGCATCTTGAACGAATTCTCTTGCTGTTGGAATATTGCCTTCACTGGATAGGTTTTCAACTTTAGCATTGTATGGTAAACCTGACCATATCTTGTTAGCACCTTTTTCTAACTGCCGAGCTTTAGCTCCGTAGATAATAGTAATTGGTGCAGCATGATAGTCTAGGATTTCAGATATATTTGAAGTCTTTTCATTGAATAGTTTTTGAGAGTCAATAATATCTTCTATTAAACCATTTCCATACTGGCTTCCTGCTTTTAACTGATGGATACCATGCACAATTAGAATCTTGTTAAGTGGATTATCCATTACCCGTTCTGTCATTACATCGTTTTTGTCGTCAAGTTCTTGGATGAAGATTTTCTCTCTGGTATGAATCTCTCTGTAAAGCATATTAGTTAATTCAAATTCATTATTTTTTAACTTGTATTCCTGATAAGGAACAACGATTACACACAGTTCCATTTCTCCAGTCTTAGCATTGTACTGAGGGAAGACATATCTAGGGTCTATAACTGATAGCTTTAAATTCTCTGGCGTAGATTTATCTCCATCCTCATCCTCTGCATCTTCTTCTGGTAACCATTGAACGTATACATACCAGTCTCCAAAAATAGCACCAAACTCAGCAATCTTGTTACTAATATCTGTACTGTCATTCATCTTCCAAACATTGTTAACCCATTTATCTATCTTGTCATTTCTTTGTTCTTCGGTAAAAGTCATTGTCCAGCCGTTACGAAACGCAAACCTTCTCAGTTTTTTAACAAAAGCTTTTGCATAGTTTATAGTTACTTGGTCATAACCTTCTGGGGCTTTAAAACTCCAGTGTTTACCATCATAAAAATCCCAACAGTTCTGATACTTTGCTACACGCGAAGTATGGTCCGGTCCAAAATTATAAACTTGGGCAAAGAAAGTACTTGAGAAGATTTGATAATCAAAATTTCCTGGTAATGCGTAAGTGATTTTTCTCACCTCCTTCTAATAATGTCAGAATACGTTTTGCCATAAAGTTCGTTATGGTTTCTATAGGTCTTATATATGTCATTATCGTCAATTTCTATTTCTGGCATAATGTCGTAGTACGTGCCAAACACGGCTAACATAAGAGAATCAGGGAAATCATCGTGTCCCTTCTCCTCATCTACAGGTTTAGGACTTAAAAATTTGCCACTATAATGCTTCTTTATAGTTGTCATTTGCTGTTCAAACTTTTTGAATCTCTTTGTTTCCCGCACATTAGGATGGGCAGGAATAGTAAGACGCTTGGCATTTACTTCTCCAATGAAATACTTATAGCCAATGTCCTTACTTGTAGGACTAAATACGAAAGGAACAACATTTATTTTTGGAAGTAATACAGCATAGTGTTCTCTTACTGGGTCACCTACACCACTTGAATCACAAACTAAGGTATCAACCCAGTAATTACTTAAGAAATCTACAACCTTATCATACTGGTCTTCCCAATTATCTCCTTCTAATTCTAACCAACCAAGTATTGTTTTGGGTACGTTTCCTTCTTCGTCTGCCTCTCCCCAATCTACTTTTAATACCGTGACTACTGTGGAGTCTTGACTCTTCCCTAAATCAAGCCCAGCTATGCATGGAGTTTCCTTATATTCTCTGACAGTCTTCAGTTGCTTATCATAGCACTTTTCATCTAGCTGTGTCTTGGTGAATACCATACCTTTTGTTACCGGCCAAATCAGTCTATAGGCCATTTTGAATTCATCAGAATCAATCCCGATTCTCTTGGCTTCTTTTTGAATGAATTTCTTGTACATTGGGTTGTATCTCTGGACAGTTTGATAGTCCACTTCAAAGTGAGTTGCTAGTTTAGCACTATTGATATCAAAGATTTTATTCTGCTCGATAGTATCGTAGAAATATCCAATGTAGATATCAGGCGTTCCTGTAGCTACAATGGTTGCGTTTACTGCGGCACCAGAAGGAATGATACTCTTACGGATTTTAAATGCTTCCATATCCTGACATTCATCTAGGATAATCAGATGGTATGTCTTGGATTCTACCTTTGCTCTTTTACCACCAGACTGATATCTTACAAAAGATTTGTTTCGTAGTCTGATTAAGTTTCCTCTTGCGCCACCCTGCGCAGGAATAGGCATCTTTAATTCCTCAATGAATAATCTTTTACTGTTATCTGTAGTGAACACAGAATGGATTCGGTCAAACATTGTTACTGCTTGCTCACCAATGGGACCAAAACATCCCGCCCAAAATCCTTTAATGAACATTCCAAACTGTTCTGGAAATTTCTCAGCTAGTGTTGGTAATACCATACAAGCTGCGGTTACCATAGCTACTGCTTGTGTTTTTCCAGAGTTATGAACTTGAGTTCCTGAGACTAAGAACCAACCTTTATCCTCAAATTCTGCATCCCATACAGGAGCTTCTACCTCTAACCTTTTAATTGAATGTACTCGGGCAGCTACTAGCCTCTCCCCATCTTGACCTTCAAAGGTTTTATCTGGTAAATTTCTACAAATGAATAAAGGCGGGAAGTATTCTTTGGGTAATAGGTGTCCGAATATAACTTTGAATCTAATATAGTTTCGGTAGGCTTGAAAAATCAGGCATTCTCCAACCCAAATAGCATATGCCCCATGTAGTCCTAGCTTGTTCAGATGCTCTTTACAGAAGTTAAGGTATCGCTCATTTCTTCCCTTAAGTACAGTCTTGACTGTGTTCGTCTTTTTATAGCTCTTTCCGTGGAGAAGAAATAGAGGGTAAAAGAAATGAATTAATTGGGTCTTTGTGAAGTAATTAACATTCTCGGGGAAGCCGTCTGAATTATATTTCATTGCTTTCAAGAACGCTTTAAGCTTGCCGCTGATAGTTACAACTATCTGATTCTTAGTGACTTTCTTTTTACAGTCTGGAAAATAGAATTCCAGTACTTCATTAACTTTATCTTTACCAATTTTTATCTTGACCTCTTCACTCCTATCAACGTAGGCTGTAAACCAACCTACTAACTGAGCTAAGGAATCGGTCATTATTAGCTTTCCTCCCCCGTCAAGGGGCACAATTCCATCTCCAAACTTGTCCCATTTATCTAGGATAATAACTCGGTCATTAGGTTTAAGACACATTGCAGATACATAGCCTTCTGGTGTGGCTATTGGATGCTCCTCGGTACATCTAATTTTATGCCCACCATAGATTGTAACTTCTATTAAGTGGGCTTTATCTTGTGTCTTCCAGGCGTTAGGATATTTTTGAATCGGCAATACATTGCCACTTCTATCCATAATAAGAGAATCTTCGGCAATACATTGCCTACTAAAAAGAGCGGTGAGGGTGGCTCCCTCATTAAGAACGATACTCTGTGTGAGTCTTCGTGCGAATGGTAACTGATAAGGGTAAAATTTAACCTCTCCCATATACTGAGAAAGGTCAACGATTTTGTCCACTATTTTTTCAATAGAAGAGGTTGTCAATTTAGCTTGTGTCATAACCTTCTTTCCCCATTTTCATAAGTGTGTCTATAAACATTTTCTTCGACTCAGCCTTGGCTAATCCCATTAAATCTTTGTCGTCTATCCAGATAAATCCACAGATGAGGCATTTATTAACTGGCATCACTACATTATATCGGTTAATTTTGAAAGTATTATAATGGTTCTTTTTACAACGGGGACAAGACATATCATTCCTCCCAATCTACGCATGTGTCACAAATGATTTCTTCAGTGATAGGGTAGCGAACCCAAATTAGATTAACCCTTCTTTTACAGCATGGGCATGTAGGCCATGTTCTGTGAGGAGTTTCAATCTCTTTTTTAAAGAGGCTGATTCCTACTTCATCTACTGCTGTATCGGTGTTAAGCTTTTTTACTTTCATTAATAACCTCCATGTATTTCTCCGCGCAGTGTTTATACGAGTTTTGTTCTATGTAGTCAAGATGTAGCACATAGTTTAGTGCTGATTGTAATTTTGCTTTGTCTGCTGCTTTTATTACAAACCAAGGAGCATCTGCAAACCAGCCAATATCGTTTACTATTACTGGTCTATGGCTGGAGATAGCAGTTCTTAATGCTGCCGATTGTCCCTTGATATTTACGTCATTATACCATAAGACTATTGCATCGGCATTTTTCATTGCCACAAAGAGAAGATTCTCGTCTAGCCAACCCTGTTTCCTAGCGTCATATCCTGTGAATTTAATGCCGAGTTCATTGCAGACTTTTCCTATAAACTCATAGTCATTTCTTCCCATGCCAAAACTAAAGACACTAGGGATGGTATCAATCGTTGGGAAGGGGATATAGTGACCTATCAAATTTTGATTATGCACAATAATTGTGCTTGCTAAATCGAAGTGGTGTCTAGCATTTAAAGAGGAATCATGTTGAGTCATGATTATCTTAATTTTTACCCCACTTAGAAATCTATTAAAGCCGTGTACTTCATAGAGGGAAGATTGGTATTGGATATATAAGATATCAATAGACCCAAATTTTCTCTCAAACTCATTCATGGCATCCCAAGCTTTTTCAAAATAAAAATTTGAGTCTTCTCCCCACCAATGTACTCCAAATACAGGAGCAACTACTAGTCTTGGATGAGCATATAATCCTGTCTCTGGTTTGTTGGTTAGAAGTAAGATATTGTGTCCCATCTTATCCCACTCATTTACTAAGTGTCTGGAATACTCTGCAATTCCACACGCAGAATTCCAGGTTGTGAGCATAGCTATGTTCATACAAGGTCTTTCTTTAGTAGATAACTGTAGTCTCTAGTTCTTCCCTTATTACTCATTTTGTAGGTGATTTTCATTTCTTCAAGTCTATCAAGTCCATCAGCGATTACCATTGCTCTTACTTCGCCAATTAAAATATCTTCTTGATACCAAGAGGACAGAACTCCTGCGAGGAGTTCTTGTAATGTAACATCCCTCTCATTTTTAACGGGGATTTCTAATGTTATAGTTTTCATTTTAAAAAGTAGTCTCCTTTGTGGTAAGCTTTTGCTATATCTATATCTACTGTCCCCCATTTTTCTAGAAATCTATCTTTGTTAACTTGAGCATAATTGAATCCCCCATATTGGGGTTTAAGCATGGCAGTTTGAGTTAGCCCCGAGTGATGAAATAGCACAACACTACAATCCATTCCAAAAAGAAGTCTTCCAAGACCCATTCTCAAAAAGAAATCACTATCTTCACATTGGGCTGGAAAGAATCTTTCATCAAACCCTCCAATAAGGTCAAACACTTGCCGTTTAAAAATCCACGGAGCGCCTTTAGCAAAGTCAATTACTCGCGTATCTTGGCCGTTTATATTTTTACTCCTGTATTGTTCTAGTGATACGGTCCTTGGTTCTACTACTGCGGCCCCAATCATGTAGTACTTATGCTTCTCCATATTCTCAAGTAATGGAGGAAGCCAGTCCTCATTTACTTCTGTGTCATTGTTCCAGATAGCAATCAAGTCTTGAGTTGCTAGTTTAATTCCCTGATTACAGGAATGAGCAAATCCTACATTCTCTTTATTTAGAAGAATTGTTTTAATTCTCGGGTCTTGTCGAACTTTTTCAATGGTTTCATCCGTAGAACCATTGTCGATTATGATGATTTCTTGAAGGTATTTTTCATCTGTATATTTATACAGAGAGTTTAATAAACCTTGAGTTATCTCCCAGAGATTCCAAGTAAAGATTATATGGCTAATCATTCTACCCACCTTAATAT